GCATCAGAGTTTCCGTTACCCAAATGCGACACCACATCAGCCGGAATGACAAACTCTCCGTGGCTAAGTGCCGCAGGCTGTTCGCCGTCGATGCTGCTTGGAATTTCATCCGCCATGCCGTCTGTTTTCCCCTGCAGGTATCGCCCTGCATCTGCGATTCCGCCTGTAGCCATACCTATTCCGCCTTGTGCGTTGAGTTCTGTGGGGATTTGCGGCAGTGCCGCAGCTTGCGTTGGGGCTGCCACAGTTGCGGCAGCGGGTCGACTGTATGCCAAATTCATTTTGCCCGCATACGGATTGGGTGCTTCGGCGGGTCGAGGCTGATATGCAGCCAGTATGCCCGCAGCTTGCTCTGCGGAAGCGGCTTTGGCCCCTGCGGTGTCGCCTTGAGGGGCGTATCGGACATCTGTAAAGTATTGACGGCCAGCCTCACCGGGGCGACGGTTTGGGTCGCTGTACTGGATTTGCTCCCGCACAGCCTCCATTTTGGGGACCGGCTTGTTGTAGCCGCCCGTATCGCCTTTGTTGGCCATCCCATATAGGGCCATGGCCGCAGTGCCAAGCCCCGCCAAATTGACATCCCCTGTGGTCGGGTTGAACAGGTACTTTTTTAGGAACGCCCCGGCTTTATCGCCCAAAGTCGATTTGGCCAAGTTTGCAATGGCGTTTAAATTGTTTTGGTCAGTGATGGTGCCAAGCTTTCCAAGCTCTTCCCCGCTTAGGCCACCATACCCAGACCAATCTACGCCAGCGACATCGAGCAATGTAGAAGAGTCCAAATTGCCGTACCCCGAATAATCGGTAGTGTCTTCAAACCCATACCCGCTGTCGCCGTAACCGTAGTTCAACAATTCTTCATCAGTCATCTCAGTTCCTTTAGCGTAAGAGGTTCAGCAGGTCATCTACCGACATATCCCCCGCCTGCGGGTCGTCAATGTACCCACCTGTGGCGATTTTAGTCGGTTGCTGCTGTTTTGTGGCAGCCTGTTTTTCTGCGCTTGGCTTGAAAAAGCCAAAATCCAACGGACTCTCAAGGTCCAGATATGGGCCCATCTCGCCGTAAATTGGAGTAGTTGTGGTCTGCGCCTGCCGCAGAGCCTGTGGTAACTGCTGCGAAATCGACTGCAAGGCCTGTTGCCCTTGCCCAAGTGTGGTCTTGACGGCAGCTTGCCGGGCGGCTTGCGCAGCAGCTTGCCTTGCGGCTTCCTCACGGGCCAACTGAGCAGCCACATCGGCTTTACGAGCTTCTTCAGCCGCAGCGATTTGGGATTGCACGCCGCCAATTTGAGTGCCAAAAATCTGAGACTGCGCACTGATTGCGGTTTGCAAGGCGGTTGTGTAATCCATCCCCTGCTGAGTAAGCTGGTCTGCGAACGCTTTACCCTGCGCGGTAAGCTGGCCTTCCAAGCCCTTTACTTGCGTCTCGATACCAGTGACCTGCCCGGATACCCCGCCAATGGCGTCTTGCAGGCTTTGACCTTGGGCGATGCGGGCGTCGGCCTCGGCCTTCTGAGCTGCCGTCAATGCGTCGTACTGAGCCTTTGTTTCGGCACTTAAGCCAGCTAAACCTGTGGCGAGCTCGGCTTCGGCAGCGTCAACAGTTTTCTGCACATCAGATGGACTTGCACCCACAGGAAGCTTCGACACTTCCGTACCGACGATTTGCTTGACCTGATCGGCTGTCAGGTTTGGCATTGTATTAACCGCATCGGACACAATTTTTTGCACATCCTCCGCAGTTAGACTTGGATTGGCTTTGATGGCGTCGTTAACGATCTTCTCCACCTCGGACGGCGTAACGGTGGCGGTGGGCGGAACCACAGGAGGCGTGACTGGTGGTGTGACTGGTGGTGTGACCGGTGGTGTGACTGGTGGTGTAGGTGTGGGTTCAGGTGTGGGTTCAGGTGTAGGCGTCAGCTCTTTAAGTAGCTCATCAATCGTGGGCTCTGTTTTTGGCGGATCAAAAGGCGAGGGAGTAGGCGTAGCGGGCTCAATGGGCTCAGGGGGATTAGCGAGGTCGTACGCAGCCTTCTCCTCGGGGGTCATTTTCATCCCGCTTACAACGACTTCACCAAGGTCCGTAATGGCTGGCAAATTGTCTTTTAAGTAATCCAGTTGCTCTTCTGTAATTTTTGGGTCAAACGCCTGCATGTCCGCAGTGGACGCCGTAGGGTTGGCTGCCAAAAACTGAACCATGGTCCGCGCTAGGTTTTTCTCATTCTCATTAGGTGGTGGGCCTTCGTTTTGGGTGCCTACATTCAACAACCAACCAAGAGCTGTGTTTACTGCAACGCTACCCGCAGCGCCAGCGAGTTGCGTCGAAAGTGGAACTGCTAATAATGGCAGAAGGGCCAAGGTAGTGTCTTCGCCGTAGATGTTGAACATCTTACCTTTGGCAATTTCAGTGGCTTCTTCCGGCGTTTTGCCCGCGTCTAACGCAATGTTGTACTGCGTCAAATACGCCTGCTGCGGCGTCAAGTCTTCTACGAGCCCCGCATCCTGCAAAGCTAAGGCATCAACATCTTTAAACTGATCTGAAGTGTTTTCAATGTACCCCGCACCGCCGGGAGAAAAATAGCCCTCTTCAAAATCTTGAGACGATGGGGCCTGACCTGTATTTACTGTTGAAATAATGGCCGAACCCAAGGTTTTTATAATTTCCGCTTCGCTAAGTTTGCCGGTTGTTACTGCTGTAGTTGCAGATTTTAGAAGGGCCGACTGCGCATTAGGGCTAAGTTTTTTAAACTCGGGAATGGAGTTTGCTAGGCTGGAAATTCCAGCACTGGTAGCCCCGGCAAGTGCCCCATCGGCAAAATTGCCCCCGGACAATTCTGCGGTTACGCCACTCGTAATCGCATTTGCCACAATATTGTTTGCAGTTCCACCGCCCAGCGCATTAGACAATGACGGAGTGAGTGTGGTGCTTGCATAAGACCCAAGCCCTCCAGCAATAGCGCCATCCAAAAAGTCCCCGCCATTTGCCTCTGCCATAACTCCGCCAATTAAGGCGGACCCAATTGCCGCCTGCGTTGCCGCTTGAGCGGTTGGAGCAAAAATAGCGCCGAGTGACGTACCCAAACCCGGAATAAAATTTAAAGCAAAGGGAAGCGCCATCTTCACTATATCTTTAAAGGTGAGGTCTTCTCCTTCTGGCATGATTTCATGCTTTACGACATTCCCCTCTAAGTCTGTCGAAAAAACAGACTGATACCCCGGTTTGTAGTCATGCTGAACAAAAGTGTAGCCAATGGGCTGACCGCCGTACCATTCCGGTGTCCCCCAGTGATCTTTATAGCTAAATGATCCCTGCTGGTATGGCAACGTGGCTGTACTGTAGTCAAGAGGATTGGTCGGCAATCCACTGATCTTTGCGGCCCCAGCGGGGGCTATATACCTTCCGTATGCTTCATCGCGTTCACGTTCCGCAGCGGCTGCTTTTTCGTCTTCCGCGACTTGTGCAAAATAATCCCATGTCTCTTGGCTAACGGAGGCGTCGTTCATATTCTTTCCTTACTGAGTCAAGTCGTAGAACGCCAACGAGCCTACGCCATCGCCCGCGGTTGCGCCTGAGATTGTGCGAACACCCAAGGTGTAAATGTCGCTGACACCGGCCAAAGAAACGCCAAGCTGCTGGTCCCAATTAAATCCGGTTGGCGCAATCGTGTCGGCCTGACCGCCGCCGCCAGAGTTGGCAATGTACCCAGTCTGCGTAATGGTCCCCGCAGCAGAGATCGCCGTGGCAGATACATCGTATTCGACGTTGGCGTCCGAGTCCACCGCAGCCCACGACGCGCCCGTCAGTGTTGGGTTCTTAATCAGGGCAATCTCGTAGTTCTGCGACGTGGTGGGCTGGAACTGGATGCGGCTTGGAAGCACAACTGCCCCCAAAGCAGTTGAGGCCAGTCGAATGGACACAACGGGCAAAAAGTTTGCAGCGGTATTGATGGTGGTGAGGATTGTCGTGCGCCGCGCAACGTGCTCAATGGATGTGGCTTCAAACCCGCCTTCTGACATGACCGAGGAACAAATCTGCGTCAGTGTGGCCGCAACAGCCGCTGTCGTAGTTGTGATTTCATAACGAACGGGCAACACGGCAGTGGTCATGTAAACAGTTGCGCCGTAAGTGTTCGCGGTGTCAAAGGTGTGGCAGACCACGTACTGGCCGTTGATGATGAAGCCACATCGCACCGAGCCCACGCCCAGCCACTCAAAATCCATCCACAAAATTTGCGGGTGCGTCAGATCAAGGGTATACCCTGATGCCCCGGTGCCATCCAGCTTGTCACCGTTCCATGTGGACTGAGCCGCCGCCCTTGCATCGCTTGGGGTGCCAGAAGTGTTTGAACGCAAGACAAAAGAGTTGACGCCAGCCGTGCGCTGGAAGAACACGCCGTTTTGAGTGTTGAAATAGCCGACCTTCTGGTTTAGGTTAGCCGAGCTGCCGTTGTCCATGACAAACGTAGCCAGCACCAACAATCCCTTGCCGGGTTGATAGATCATGTTGCGGTAGCTTTGACGGACAACCGAGCCCACACCACCCGCAGTAACGGCCATGCTGACGCTGGCCTGATTGGAGTTAAACGTCGTGGAGCCTGTGCCCGAAGTCGATGTGCTGAACTGGTTGTCCGCAGCGTACCGGCTTTGGCTGTCAAACAGGGTATAGGGTTGGCTTACCCGCTGACGGCCAAAGGCATCCAGCGCCGTTGGTGGGAACGAAATGGGTACGGTTGTATCTGATGCCACGAGCTGCCCCAATATGCTTTGTAAGCGGTTAAAGTAAATCCGCAAGACGTTGTTAAGTTGGTCCTGATACGCCTTGTCGTACTGGTTCGTTGCTTGCGGCAGCGCAGGAGGCGCAATTCGCAGCAGCTCGTATTCGGAGGTAACGATCAGGGTCATCTTGCACCATCAGGTCTTATGTCAATTCTAGGTGCGCCTACTTGCCACGCCACTCCAAGCCCGGTACTAGAAATTCTCATCGCCATCTGGCGGGCTCGGATGCGAGTGTAAACCTGACCCGTATATTGCTCAACCGGCAAGTTGACCGTTCGGGTAACCGTGGCCTCGTTGGTCAGCCCGACTGAGGCCGGATTGGTATAGCCCGAGCCCGAGTTCTTCAATGGCAGCAGCGACATCACAATCGAAGGGTTTTGCGCGGTGGAGTCCCGGAACGTCACATCCGGCAGCATCCGCCACACAAACGCAAACTTGTGCCCGTCGTCCAAGTCAAACTCGGCAGAGGTGATGTAAGCCGCCATAGCCACGGGTGTGCCGTTTAAATTGTCATCGTTTCCAACTTCATGGTTGACCAAGTTGTTTACGTAGGTGGCGGCAATAGGCCCGGCTTGCAGGCCAGAATCCAGCCACGCAGTACGCCCCATGTTGCCGTAATACCAGATGTCTTCCAGATAGTTATAGACCGCATACCGATCCAAAACCACAGAATTGCTTGAGCAGTAAAACCACCAAATCTCATTAAACCCCTCGTTGGTTCCGCAGACCACTTGCGCCAGTTGCTGGGGGTTGATGTCGCTGAAGATGTATTGCCGAAGGTCGCAACGCAGTGTCTGGGTCCGGCCATCGTATTTGTAGAACTTGTCCACCCCCATCCAGTAAGAGACACCAGCAGCCAAGCTCACTGCATTTGGGCCTGCGATGGAAATGTTTTCGCCCACAAGCTGCGCACCCCAAACCGAGGGAGCGCCAAGGTATTGAAGCGAATACAAGGCTGCGTCCGTCCACACCAAAAGCTCCTGCCGAGACTGAAGCCGGGCAACAATTTCCGAGCCTTGGGATAGGCGCAGGCTGCCCGCTTGATTGGTGGGGGCAGGCGTCCAGTCCACGGCGCTTTCTTGGTCGGACCAGCGAATCAACATGGGGTCGAGAGCGCCGGAGCCCAATTCATTGCACCCAAAAGCAAACACAAACCGGCTAATGTCTGACACGTAAGCGCTGTTGACGACGGTTGGAACATCGGATGCGCCTGTCAGGGTGCTGATGTTTACCCCTCGGTTGGCAGTCACTCCAGCAGATGCGTTCCAGTAGTACAACCCGCCGCCGCGAGGGCAGTAAATCAAATCTTCGCCAAAGTTGCTTTGGCTCCAAATACGCAGGGAGTCGGTAGATGAGCTGCCCACGCCCCATGCGCCAGTACCCCAAGCGCCCGCACCCCATCCGGTCAATGGAACCACTACAGCGGGTCCGATGTTGACTTGGTAGGCTGCGGTTACAGTGCCCCCGCCAGTGGCCGTGGACGCGGCGTTGCTGGCTGCCGTGATGGTGTAGTCCCCGCCGCCGATAAAGGTGATCTGGTACTCACCGTTTAAACTTAAACCGCCTACGACAGTGGCACCGCTGAAAGTCACGAAGTCCCCGTCAGAGTACCCGCCTGCTGCGTCAGTCACCACAACAATAGGAGAGCCACTTGTGGTGGCAAATGGGTTGGTCAAGGTTACCGTGGCACGCAGCGGTGTGATGTCATAGTAGTTACCGCCTTGGTTTACGTAAAACTTCAGGTTTGTCCCCACTCCCAACAGTTTGTTACCCCCTAATGTCACCCAGTTGTTGAGGGACCGGCAAATGCCAAGGTAGTAATTTGTTGAATACGGAGCCCACCCGCCCAGCTTTTCAGCCGAGCCGGAGCGGAAGCGAACCTTGTCGCAGTCATACCAGCCCGCAGCATACGAGCCGTTTACACCCGTTGGACCGACGTTCTCGGACAGGTATCGGGTGTTTTCACGGGCTACGCCGGGTCTGACCAGTATTTTTTTAAGTGGCACGGTTTACCTCACTGTTGCGACATTTTCGCACTTAACTCAAAAAAAGGGAACGCTCGGCCTCTCGGCGCTTGACCAGCCCCGGCAAAACCTTGCCCCCGCCCTTGTTCCAGACCCTGAACGCATCGGCTGCGCCTTCCCAATCCCCACGGTTGGCCTTCATACGGATGGTGCTGCGCTGGAGGTTGCCCGCGCCTATGTTATAGGCCAGACATACCAAAGCGTCAAACCGGCCCTGATGCCCAGATACGCCGGGAACAAGTCGTAAAACAGCACGCTCAAAGCTAGTGAGGTCACTCTTGAATATTTCAACCAGTTCTTCTTTCGACCAAACACGATTGTCCTCCGGCTTTAGTGGCATCTCTTTGCGGATCATTGGCGTGTCTTTACCCTCCACCCGCACCATTGGCAATTTGATTTGCTCTTGATATAAAACGGTTCCCCAGCCAACACTCCAAATGTGGGCTGGGCACAAATATGGACGGTTACGAAACCCCTCAAATCTGTGCATCAAGTGCAAGCCAGCGTCCGAAGTTTTCACTTCTTGCTCCAAGTGCGGGACCCAAACCAAAAGCCCAAAATTCCGCCCAGCATGGCCATTTCATCAGAGCTGAAGATGATGTCGGAGTAGCGGATCACATCGTCAATACCCGTGATTAAGTCTGGCCGCTGCCACAGGTACACCGCCATGAAAGCGTTGATTGCCACCAGCTCAAGCACGAAGATGTAGGTGACTGTGGG